AGTTACAACACCATTAGCAGTGCCATTGATGAATAAGAAGCCATCAGGTGCAGAGTAGATGCCCTCACCGCTTGCAGCAGTAGGTGACGTAAAGTATTGAGTGCCAGTAGCAGCTTCAGCATCTTTACCTAAGAAGCCAAAATCAATTGTAGCCATAGAATTAGGTTGTAATGCAATTGCTAATGTATCAACTTGCTGACCTAAGAATGTACGGCTTACATCTGTATCCTCATACCATTCCTCGAAAGAAAAACTATCGTCAGTATGAGCAGTTAAAGGCACGAATGTTTTTTTACCTTTAGCCAAAATGGTTACTGTATCGCCTTCCGCTTCAATACTATGTGTTTGACCAGCTAATGGTGAAACAGTCAAAATAGTAGCACTCATGGCAGTAATTAAATACAAACCATTGTTGCCGGTAGATGTAAAGCCAGTAGTATTAATCACATCACCAACTTTAAAGCCGTCAGTCACAAATGATCCAGTTGAACGGACATAAGTAGTAGCGGTAGATGCAATAACAATAATTGCACCAGTAGTTGAACCCGCAGCAAAGTCTTTACGCAAACCAGCAGCGATAAAGTCCTCGTAAGCATTACCTGACAACTCACCTGAAATTGCACCAGTTGATTTACGAGTGCCATGACGCATATCACGCACTTGTTGAGATGCTAGGATCTCGTTAGATGCGTATGAGTCTTTTTCTAATTGAAATGAACCAGTAACACGACGCAATGATATTGCGCCTGAACTAGATGGTTTAGTGCCCCATGTAACTTCTTTTTTATAACTTATTACTTTATTAATACCTTGTGCTGATGCCATGATAATTACCTCTAAAAATAAACCTGCAAACGCAGGAACAACAAAAAGCGCAAATGCGCCACTCTTTGCCTTCGCAGGCTACGGGATAACTTCCGCAAAATAATTTATTGAAATCGGCAAAATGTAATTCTTATCATCTTGCACAGCACTTCCAATAATCGGGGTTCTCATTACCTTAACAGTCAAACCGCTTTCCGTCATGGCTAAACCACGCGCAAAATGCGACTTAATCGCTTCGGCTTTAACTTGAGCAGCCCCTCTGCCCTTGTTAATTGGATAAAACAGTATTATCTCAAAAAATCCAACCTCTCTGTAATATCCGTCACCTAAAGTTGGGTTCTCGGGTGCAGCAGGTAAAATTCTTACTCGCTGATAGGGAGTTCCCTCTACTGGTGAATAACTTACATTCTCAAAAGCCGTGGCAAGGTTACTAGCAATTGTAGCTAATTTTTTCTCAAATGCTGCGCTGATTTTAACTACACTCATTTGACCACCTTACGACCAATGTTTTCTAAAGCACTCATTACTTCCTGATAAGTGATTCTAATAAATCCTTGTGGGGCTTGTTTAGAATATCCATTCACGGTTTTATCGCCATCGCCATATAAACCAAACTCCAGCTTGTGCGTATAGGGCAAGTTATTAGTAATGAATATACTATCCCCTAGCTTGAAGTTAGATAACGCGCCTAAGGCTCTAGCATTTGATTCCATGCCGCTTATATCAGCACCTTGTTCAGCCATATTTGGTGCATTTATTCCAACATTCCAATTGCCACGCAATCTACCAGTATCAACTGGACTTTTCTGCACAACTCTAGTTTCTAATTCTATTGCAATGGCTCTAGCAATCTGCGAGGCATTGGTCATGGACTTATTTAATATCTTGTTTAGATCAACGGTTAATGTGCCAGTATTGTTGGCAATCATTTTCTAACCTGCAACTCATACAAAACATTGATCCCAGCAGGCTCTATTGCTTTAACGCTGACTATGTTGTAATCCACACTAGCCACAGTTATCTTATCGGTCACAGTAGGCACAGTAGCCATCTGTATAAATATCTGCTGATCATTCTGCTTTATTAAGCTGTCAGGGGCAGAATTGACTGCATCGCCATAAGGCAAGATGACACCAATATCAGTTGTGGTGCTAGTGGTTAAAGTATTTTCACCAGTAGTAGCATTATAACTACCGCTAACACTTTTTGTTAGCGTCATGGATTGACCGAACTTGGCAAGCAAGCTACGAGCAGTCGCTTTGATGCTATTGTAATTCACTTACGCACCACATCACGGCTAATGCCGCTAGAGCTGTTTAAAAACGGAGCTAATAGATTATCAATAGCACGGTATTTAGTATAAGCCTGTTTAGTGTCATCATATTCGACTTCTAAACTAGCAACTTTTTCCCTTTTGGCGATGCGCTCAATGTCAGGGGCTAGATCACCAGTAGATGACCTTAATCCTAAATCCGCACAAGCATTAGCCACTTCAGTTGGCACAACATCATTTGGGTAGAACGAAAACTGATTGAGATAAGTAAAATCTCTACGTTGAACCTCATCTCTAGGAAAACTTAACGCTTGCGCCTCTGTATGGCGATAGCCTAAGAATCTAAGACGATAGACCTGCTCAATATAATCAGTAGCTTTTCTTAATGACTGCTCTTTAACGCCAGTCGTTAAACTCGCCCAAGCAGTATTCCCACGATTAGAATGGTAAGTGTCGGCATCGGCTACACTGATATAACTTTCAGCATTAGCTAACCCAGTTCCGTTTTCAACAATTAAACTCATAATAATCCTTTGTAATAACCCCAGCAGAAAAGCCCCGTTAAGAGCTTTTCCACTTGAATTACTAGCCTAACAATACAGCAGCAAATTCAGGTTTCCATAGTTTAGTACCCCAAGCAGCAGATACATTAAACATAGCTTTTTGGAAGCCTTTGTATGCACGAACTTCAAATACTAGACCTGAATACGGATCTTGAATTGTCATTGCGTCCACAGCAGCATCACCACCGTTTGGCATTGCAGGTGCGCGGATTGCTAATTCTAAAGCATTGCGGTGAAATACCACATTACGAGTAGAAGCAGCAACTACTGTTATAGCAGCATTATCAGCAGCAGCCTTGCGTAAGCCAGATGATGCTAAAGTAACCACATTGGCAGCAAGAGCAGAAGCAACTACATATTTGTTGGTATCACCAGCAAATGTAACGATGTCACCAGCAACGATAGTGCCTGAACCTGTATCCACAGTGATAGCAGTTGCGCCAATAGCATAACCGCCAGCATTGTTTACTAAGTAGCCTGAACCGCCACCGATAGCAGGTAATTGGATGCCAGCAGATTCTTTAAGCATAATGCCTTGTAGATCTAACAACACACCATTACGCAACAAATCAGTAGAACCGTTTTCGTTGGCTTTTTGTAATTGAGCAAGGTTACGCAATTTAGTGCCAGCAGCAGTATTTAATACCATTGTTACATCGGTCATAGGTGCGCCATTGTCCACTAAGATTTTACGCAATTCGGCAACTTCATCAAAATTAGAACCGAATGGAGTTGTGCCAGCAGTACCAAAAGCGCGTGAAGCACCTAAGTAAGCAGCAGTAGCCAAATCGATTTCAATTTCGTTTGTTAATGTGCGCATAGCTTGGCGAATTTGATCACCATAGATTGTTTCAAAACCTGAGCCGTTATTTACATGACGGATGTCTTCACCAGTCCAAGGTATTTGCACACCGCGAGATTTAGTGATTGATAGAGTTTTGCTATCCACTGTTTGATCAGTGCCTTCAGGGATTGTCATAGCAGGTGCATTATCGACAGCAGTAGCTGAACGAGTGAAATGTGAACGAACCACATCGTTTAATGCAACGCGCTCTGAACCGCTACCATTGATAGTAGCACTAGAAGTAATGCCTGTAAGTTCACGACCTACAACGTCGGCTGCTTTATATAGATCAGCAGCTAAATCGGTTAATACGTTTGCCATTTTATTTCCTTTGTTTAATCGACTACTTTAAATCCGTCTTTTGCCAAAGTTGCTCTTTCATATTGCGACTTCGCTTCAAATTCAGACCTACTTATAGTCTTGGATTGAGTATTGTTGTTACCACCTGTTGCACCGCCGCCACTGTTATTCTCTGCCGCTACAAAATGCTTACCTGTTTCGCTTGTAGCCCATTCCTTAACAAAATCGCTAAGTGCTTTATCACCAATCACAGCTTGGTAGTTACCATTTTCAGCTTTGATTGTGGCTTGCATTTTCAGCAATGCCTTTGCAGCATCCATTAGTTCAGGCTTAACTTTAGATTTAGCCAATGAATCAGTTAAGTTAGCATCTAATAAATATGTTGTTAATGCGCCATCTTTTTCTTTTACAAGTCCTGATAGCCTTTCCAACTCTTTTTTGCTTAACTTTCCATCATTCTCTAGCTTGCTAGATAGTTCGACAACTTGATTTTGTAGATTAGCGTATTCATCGGGATCAATGTCTGCACCTTTAGCTTTAACTTTTAGTTTCACTAAATCAGACTTTAAACCTTTGTTGCTTTCCTCTAATGCTTCAAATTTACTTAATAAACCATCTAATTTGTCTTGCGTTAATTCCTCTAACTTCATACATGCTCCCTCACGGCACTGCCGTCATTTAAGCCACTGGCTCATTACTGTGTGGCACAGCCACAAAACAAAACCCATTAGCACGGCTAACAGATTCCAATAAAACTTATAAATTATTATACGCTTTTAATTTTAATTAAATCAATGGCTCTTTAGTTTTGACTAATCCCATAAATGTAACTCTATTTATAGGGTGATAGTCTTCCTCATCACTCATTACATAAGGTCTGTATCCAGTTTTATCCCATGCGGCACTAAATGGCACATCACCACCAGCCGCTAATGAAACCAATACAGCATCGTTGTCTAATCCGCTATAAAACATAGCGCCATCATTGATTTTGCTTAACAATTCATTTAAATTCATCGCCCTTTATCCTTTAACGCTTTTTCCCACGCATAATTATACCCTCTTTCCATTTTTGCCAAAGCCGTATTCAATCTCTCTTGTTCAGCAATAGTCAAGGCTCTTTTTTCAGTTTCTACAATTCCGCGTAATGTTCTGACAACCTCATACTCTTTATGATATATCTTTTTAGCTTCAAGCATATCGCCAATGTTAATTTGCACTTCTGCTAATGACCCATTATATTTAATAACCATATTGACATCGCGATAGCCATCTAATGATGGTGAATCTATCCTTAATGAATTACGCAATTTCACTGGATCGCCATATTTAGATCTAATATTATCAATTACAGCATCAACATCTTTAAGTGACTTAACTTCAATGGTCGTTCTTAACAAATCTTTAACCTGTGTAGGATCGCCATCATAATCAGCTAATATTTTCTCAACTGTTCTAGTGCTGCCTTTTAATTTTGCTGTTTTTCTTGTTCCGTCTACTGCATCAGCTATTGATTGATTGACTTTATCAAAACCATTTTTATTTTCAGCAGCTTTGGCATACATATCTCGCAATATATTTTGATTTTCAGTAGTTAATTTAACCAAGTCTTTAGATAATATGCTTTCACCTAAATAGAATTGTTTTGCGTTGCGTTCTTTTAGTTGATCTAAGGTATAAACATGACCCTTAGGGCTAACAAACTTATCAATGGGCAAGCCGCCCTCTCTAAACAATTTAGCCTTAGTCACTCCAAGCACTTCGTTCTGTCTTTCGACTGATTGTTTTTTAAGCCATTCCTGATAAGTAATCTTTGACGGCACTTGTCCATCCATCGATGCGCGAGTGCTTGCAGGTATATCAAGATCCAATCCCATCTCTTTGAATGACTTGATCACAGCGACATAGCGACTGCGGCATCTAAAGTGGGCAGGGATGGTTGGCTTTGCTTCGCCTATCTTATAGAAGTTGCCATCTCGACTAGCACATAATTCAGTGGTGCGAGTATCAAGGGTTGCTGTATAGCGATATCCTTTGATGATATCCTCATTCGCATCATATAACTTTTGCTGGGCAACATTGGCAGTGTGGGCAATAGCAGTCAATACAACTGATTCAGCATTAGCCCTAGTAATGTTCAATATGCCGTCGGTATAATTTAATGCTCTAGTGCCTCGGATCTTATTGACTATCTCGCCAGTGGTTTGACTTTCAATAAAACCAATTCGCACCGCATCTCTAATTAGATTAGCCTTTTGTGTTTCCATCCCATCTAAAAACTCATTTAGGAACTTACCTTGAAACGGAGTGGCAATGGCGGCAGCGTAAGCAGCTTCAGGGGCAATAGGCAAGACTTTAACTGGTTGAACACTACCAATCAGTCCTTCCTGATAATCTAATTCAGCTTGAGTAAACTTTTTAAGATCCAAATTAAGTTGGGTTGATACTTGACCATAGGCAACTGAATTTAATTCGTTCACAGACTTAAGCAATCCGTTAATACGGCTTAATTTTTCAGGGCTAGGCGTAACCTTATTCAATTCAGTGGTTAATCGATTAAACAGATCCACATCAGCACGGTTAAGCAGTTTAACTATTTTCTGCGTAACGGAATTGCTATACCCAAGCACATCAATTGCATGAGCAACCTCTTTATTCAATAAAGTATCATTTACGGACATTTTTTAACTTAAAACCCATCCACGAGTTGCATCAGAATAAATCAATAACCCACTAGCATAAGAACTATTTAAAGTTAAATTTTCAGCTAATCCCATAATATTTGATGAATTCCTTGCAATAATTGGAGTAGTTAATCCACTTGCATTATGAAACCTTACCCAGTCTCCTACATTTGGACTAATTGGCAATGTAAGTGTTAATGCAGCAGTAATAACATAATTCACGGATGCAACAGCGTTTGTATTTGTTGAAATAACGCTAACCATTTCGGTGATTGTCTTATTGGTTAAGGTTTCCGCACCAGTTAATGTGACATCGCCAGTGACTATATTGCCACTTCCTAACAATGATGTGCTATTGACTGTCTTAATGTTTGTGCCTGATGTAAGCGTGTCTTGCTTGGTGCTAGGGGCAATAGCCGCCCATGATGTTAAGTCTGCGTCATAGGCTTGAACAGTAGAGCCAATGGCAGCAGATGTAAGGTAGCCAGCACTCGCATGATTTCCCCATCCATAAGCAGTG